TACTCTCTTAAACGAGTTCCTGCATAGTCAATAGTGGTGATATTGAATGTTTCACCCCTCCAAACTATTCGCATTGTTTCGTTCAAAGTTAGCCCATTTGCACGGATTATAAAGTCACTTATTCGCCTTGCGGTTTTCTCGTTAGCTTCTTGCGCTTCGTTTCCACCTTTAGGCAATACTTGACACCAACGTTCGGCATAGGTGGCGTAATCTCTTACAACTCCACCACTTGCCGAGCGAGTTTCAGTGTATGACTGAATGATAATCCTTTGGTCTAACTTGCCAATATTCATTAGCTAACTGTTCCTTGAGTTGGTGCGCCTGTGATTTGTAAAGTACAACTGAATGTTACTTTATCTTCCATAGGTGCGCTGCATGACAATGAAGTAAGTAAACATTCTGCTTCGTAGTATTTATCGCCTGCGGTTGCAGTAGTCCATCTTGCAGTTAATACGGTTTTAGCCACGATAGCTGCGTATGCTTCATCAAAACCCCATGTACCTGATTCTTTAAATACTCCTTCGCAGTCAAACGACCCCGAACCTTGTCCATAGATAGACTCTTGCCATCCACCTGAATCTTTATTTGATACATCAATAGCAGCCCTACTTAATGAGAGGTTATTAGATGTTAATTGTGCGATTGCTGTTCCCTCAATTTTTAAGAGAATAGCCGTTCCGTTCATTGACATATTTTTATACTTTTATTTGTTACGAATTTAAAACACACACTATCCCGCTTGTACTTGCTGAACCTGTGCTGAATACTTTTTTAACGGTCATTGGATAAGGTACGCCTGCCACAATGTATACATCTTGCGCCCCGAAATCTGCTACCGTAGTTGTGTTAGTATCTTGTGACCATGTAGGTAAAACTCTGTAAGTTCCCGAAGTAGTCACACTAATACAACCTTCTAACCTTAATGCACTTTGAAAATCGCCTACTTTCCTAAATGAAATCGGAGTAGTATTCGCCCCACCTAAATCTACCGCAGTACCTCCATAGGTTAACGCTACTTTGAAGTCGTTACCACTTACACCAACTACATAAACATTAGCATTAACGGCTAAACCTGTTCCTGTAATCGTTCCAAGTGAAGTAATAGTGATAATATCCCCATTAGCCAAACCCGAACCCGCTAAAGTGAATAAATCACTTGCAATAGTGGCACTTGTTGGAGTTTGTTCCGCTCCGTTTTCTGTATTCCAACCGATACCCGTAATATAATCTGTATCGCTTGCGGTAACTGCTACCGACCTATTAGCTATTGAATATGTACTCATAATATTGTTTAATTTGCCCCTTGTGATGGAATCGAACCACCATTAACCGTTCAAAGGTGACCAGATAAAATTGTTTCTATATGGTTGTAATAAATACTCACTACTCATTGGTATTTCGTTTACTTGCGTCCCTGTAATAATTGTTTGCCTATTCTCGTAAAGATGTCCGATTATCATATACATTGCTTGTTTAATCGGAGTTGGTACTGCTGCTGCGTTTGCATAACCACAAACAAAATTTAACTGCAGAGTATTCATACGGTCATAACAAGTCGGCACGGATTTAAGTCTAAATCTTGCAGGACTGCCATAAATATCGTACTCGTACTCGGTTGCTGCTAAAGTTTGCAAGTCGTTGTTAGAATCGTAATAAGTAACTGAACTAACCGAGATTAAAGGTGCTTTATTGACGTTCCAAACCAATAGATTTAGTTCGTCATAATCGAATTGCATAGCCCACGTTTGACTAATTAACGGCATCCAAGTTCTACCCTCAACCGCTTGTCTTGCAACGGTTATAAGTGATGTAATTAAGTCATTCTCTACCGTATCGTCAACACGTAGATAAGTCTTAACCTCCGTTAATGTTAACGGCTCTGTACTTGGCGCTGTAACTAATCTGTAATTAGGCATTATTTTTTACCTTTTTTTGCGGTTTCTTTAAACTCTTTATTCGTTGCGGTTTCAACTACTTCTTCAATAACTTCTAAAGCGAATCCCGCTTCAATCATTTCAGCCCCTAAAGTTTCGTTTACTTCAACTTCCTCGCCTTGTGAATACGCTAATCTAAACGCACCTACAGGAGATTTTAAAAATTTTACTTTCATTGTTTTTTTGATTAAGGGGAGAGCCGAAACCCTCCCCGTTAACACTATAAATACACCCCTATGAGAAGTCTTAGTTTGCTAAGATGTCTTTGATTGCTCCGATTGCACCAGGTTGTTTTACCACTACATCATTGTACTGATTAATAGTGATAGCTCTTGTTCCTGTTCTTGCATTAGTAGCATCATCAACAACAATGTCAATACCTCCAAATTGTCCTACTACTACTTGGCTGAAATCACCAAATAACAAGGCTGAACAAATTGAACTTGAAGAACCTTTAGTCAAGTCGCTTGGTACACTTGAAGTACTCAACACGTCATAACCTGCAATCTGTCCTTTAGCACCACCAAAGAATGAGTTGTAAGGGATAATCATTGCACCTGAACCCGAATCAATTGGAGTTTGCATAGCTTCTGCAAATACCTTAGGGTTGGTAATCCACTTACAATTATCCAAGTTAGCGTTTGCGTTTGCAACGGCTTTGAACAAATCCATAGTTTTAGCGAAAGAAATCGCTGCACCATCTGTTCCCATTGCTACTGACTGAATACCGCTTGTACCTAAGATACCTGTTGGCACTCCACTTGAACCTGCACCATTGATAACGGCTGCTTGTAATGCTTGTGCCATTCCTTTCATGATGTCAGTCAAAATCATTGCTTCAACACTTTGGTTAGTTTGGATTAACAAACGCTTTGATACGTTAGTAGCACCATATAACAATTTTGGAGTTAAAGAACGATTTACCAAAGTAGGGTCAGCAGGGGTTTGAGTTCCTGTTTCACCATCAGCCCAACCGGTAGCGATTGCAGTTCCAATACCTGGAATATCAGTATTTGCAGATAATCCACTTAATTTAGTAAAACCTGCTTTTTCCATGATTGAATAAGCAAACAACGCATCAAACCAATCCAATTTAATGGTCGGAATTAAGTAACCACCACCTGCACCACTAGCAGCGGTCATGGTTCTTTTTTCCATAATTGGAGCGATAACGCTTGAAAGCAAATCATTTGACAAATACAAACCTGTGGTAGTCATACCTAATGCACGGGCTTCTTTGCTTGATTCATCAATCAATTCTTTCTCTAAACCTGATACCTTGTTACCTTCTTGTAACATTTTACCAAAAGAGAATTTACGCATTTCTTTTTCTTCGCTTGTGGTAGTGGTTACACCGTTTGCGCCTGCGTTTCTTGCTTCACGTGCTGCTTGCTCTGCGTTACGTTTTTCAACTTGTAATGAAAGTTCAACTTCACCATTCAAACGCTCTTCGGCTTGCATAGCAGTTCTTAATTCAGTTTGTTCAGCATCGGTCAAAGTTTCTTTTGCCGATAATTCAGCTATCTTAGCTGTGAAGGTGCTGCGTTCTTCAATTAATTGTTTTGAAGTTTTCATTTATTTTGATTGTTTAATTTCTAATTTGAATTTTTCTTTTAATTCTGCGCCCGTTGGTTGTTTAGGCTTGCTCAAATCTCTACTTCTTAAAGCTACTGAGGTTTGATTATAAGCGGGGAAAGTAACGGGTGATACATCATATAATTTTTCAAACTTTGTGATTGTACGAACATCCTTTTTACTTCCATCGGGTTGTATTACATCATACTCCCACGCTTCACCGCTTGCCCTAAATGCGAACGAACTTCCTTTAATAAACCCTAAAGCAATATTTTCAGCAACTTCTTTTGAACATTCATTTTTCGCTCTGAATTTATACTCTAAACCTTCATTTGTAATTGACAAAATAAGGTCATCAGGTTGCCCCGTAGTTCTACTCAACAAATCATCTTCATCGTGATTCATTAAAGCCACAACGTCCGACATATCGCACTCTTTAAACGCATCCCTTGATACTTTTTCAATGTACCAACCCATATCAGTAGCTTGCTCAAATACGCATGCAACCCCGTGAATCTCTGGCATAATATCGCCTTCAATTTCTCTGCGTTCAACCCTGCCACTTATGGCTCTCCTTTCGGCTGAATCGCTTAATTTCTCTATATAGTCTTTCTCGTTTTTCATCTAATTTTCGCCCCCTACGCCTGCTTGTTTAGTGGTAGTTTGTGAATTATCTTTGGCATCCCAAAACGCTTGTTCTTGTTCTGCGGGAATCATATTAGCAGGTGAGTAGTAAGTATTCCCAAAATCCTCTGTAATAGTGTTTAGGTCTAACATTCTCCTGCCGTCATTTCTATTGATAAACCCTGCGTACATCAAAGTTTTAAGGTAGTTAGAGGTACTTGTCATATCGCCACGCATTAATTGAGATACCTCAAATTTTGCATCTAACAAATCCATTTCATCAAATCGGAATAACTTCCTTTCAATTTCTTGTTCTAACTTAGTAAACCACGGCATTAAACAATCGGTTACATACTCGATATTTAACTGCTCCAAGTTACTTGAACCCGTAGAACCTGATTGTAATTTGCTTAATGGCATTCTAAACCATCGGGCAATTTCTGCTACATTGAACTCACGGGTTTCAACCATCTGCGCTTCGTTTGGTTGCGCTACTAACTTTTGAAATTTAGCACCTGAATGTAAAACCCCGATACCATTATTAGCCCCGTTCTCAGTCTTATAAGATTTGCCAAATGATTTAACCATAGCCTTCGCTTGGTTTTCATCTTTTACAGGACCTGCAATTTCAATATAACCGCCCAAAGTTGCACCGCTTCCAAAGAAGCTACCTGCATAATTTTGAACTGCCAACGCTGCACCGATAGATTCAGCCCCGTAGGATAAAATTGATTTACCTACTAAACCATCGCCCATCCCTCTAATGTGAAAAATATTATCTTCGCTAAAGTTTCCGATAATTCCGTTTTCCATATCATTGACATTATAGTATAATCTTTGGTCAACAATTGAAACAGTAACAAACTTTGGATTAATTATTCTTAAACTTGTTGGTACGGCATTGTTATCTCTATCAATATACGCATAGCCGTTACCATAAAGTAAAGCGTTTTTAATTAAGGTCTGTCTGAATGTAAATGGGGTTGAAAGGTTAGACGGCATCTTGTTTAATAATGCACTTGACCTATGTCGGGTCATAAACTTGTTGCCCTTAGAATCGTATTGGAAAACTCTGAAAGGTACTTTTGCCGTGTCCTCTGAAATGTTTCGTAAACATGAATAGAAAGCCGACACCATTATTGATGTTTGGTCGGTTACGGTTTGCCCCGTGTTATTCATTATATTACCAAAGAAACTCTGTGCTTGTGTAAGTACATAGTTTTGGTCGTAAGTCCCACCATAAGTAGGCGGTGCTTTACGCTCCTCTTTGGTTATATTAAATCCGAATAGTTTCATATTCGGAATCAAAATTAAATAGTATAAATTGAGTATTTACCTATCTAAACTTATTGTTAAGTAAGTTGTTAAGTATTATGGGCGGTTCATCTTGTAGTATTGCGACTTCAAACTACGGAATGATGCGTAATCTTTGCACTTTCTTTTACCCGTTTTCTCGATGTGAATTTGTTCTAATTCCTCATACAATTCCTCTAAGGTTTTATGGCGGTTTGAAGGCATAGCGGTTAGGCTAATGAACTTTAAAAAGTAGTCGTATAGTTTCATATTGTTAATCTAAATCTACGTGGAAGGCAAATGATTTAATCGGTGGGTTCTCCTCCCAATATTCTAACATTCGCCCAATTGCGTTTATAGCTGCTGCAATGCCATCTATTTTGTTTTTACTTTTACCCTTGCTTATCTTAGTGTTACCGTTATCATCGGGCTTTCTCATTTCAACATTGGATAGCATCCAAGCGGTAATTGGGTTATTATCGTGTTCAATATTCTCTTTCATTACCCACTCGTAAAACTGATTTGTCGGAATAGTTTGTTTAAAAACCGATTGGCTAAAAGGTTTCATTTCTATGTTATAATCGTTGTAAAGAGTTGTGGCGAACAATGTCAACCAAGCCGTATCATATGCAATAGGTTTGTAATCTAATTGCCCGCATATCTTAACTATATCTCGGATAATTACGTTTAAATCGGTCGCATCGCCCTCCGTTAATGTGATTAAACCCTCTCTTTCCCATTGTCTAAACTTTAACCCATCCGCCCGACTTCGTTTTTCTGCCATCTCTTCGGGGATATAATATCTAAAAAATAGTTTTATATTATTTCTCGCTTCGTTTGGTATCGCTATACATACCGCAGTAAAGTCACCCGATACCGCACCATCAATTCCAATAAACGCTTCTTGACCTGCATAATCTGACAAGTCTATATCTCGCCCTAATACTTCCCACTTTTTCGCATCTATCCAAGTCTTTGAACTATCCGCCCAAATGTTTAATCGCTTGGTCATAAACATAGGTTGTTTACTTGGTTCGTTTAGTGCTTCTAAAAAATCTTGTTTAAATAAATCAGGGTCTACGCTTATACCCCAATTAGGATTTGATACTTTCCAGGTATTTTCATCTCTCCATTTCTTATCATTATCAGGTTCGTAAATAATAGCTAAATGCCTATCATTTTGAACAACACCATCTATAAACCTTTTGCAGTTTTTAATATGTTTAGCATAAACCCCGTGTTTGTCCGTGCCTGCGGTTGAAATAGAAATGAACAAAGGGTTTTTTCTTGAACCCATCCCAAGTCTTAACGCTTCCCTCAATTCATTATCAGTAGCCAAATGTTCTTCATCTAATACCGCAACACTTGGATTAGTACCTTCTATCCCGCCTGCTTCACTTGAAACATAACGGATAAATGTTTGGTTCTTTTTTACAAGTAGGTTATGTGCGGAAACTTGTATTCTTTCAGATAAACCGCTTGTTTGTTTTACTGCATACCAAGCAGAATCAAAACATAGCCTTGCTTGTTTTTGTGAGGTAGCTGCCATGTAAACTTGACCCCTCGCTTCGTCATCTAAGTAGGCACACGCTAAGGCAAGAATACCAATTAACGTACTCTTACCATTTTTGCGAGGTACACACAAAGTTGTTTCAATAAATCTGCGCTTTGTTCGGTCTGTTTTACTTACCCATCCAAATATTTGACTGATATAAAACGCCTGCCAGTCCTCTAAACTTATCTTTTGCCCTTTCTTTGCACCCTCTGTGAATACAAGTTTCTCAATAAATCGAATATACTTGTCTGCAATCTCTTGGTCAAATACCCATTTATCTGATTGTTTCCTATCTTTTGCAAGGTTTTGAACGGCTCGAAGTACATATTTGCCGTGGTAAATATTGCCTTTAAGTATATTATCTATGTATCTATCGCTTTTATTCATTTTTTGGAAACTCATTTATCGGGTTTTGACCGCCCAAACACCTATAAACATTGTGAAACATTTTTATCATTTTGGCAATACGTTCCACGTTAATCAAATTCAGCAAACTCATCTTTATCCTTTTTATCGGGTGCGCTTATCCGTGTCCTACTCGCAGGGGTTAAACCGAACTCGACACACATTGACTTATAGTTTTTGAAAGCATCCGAAGCTACTTTTCTCGCAGGGTTTATAGCGTGGTTGCCTTTATCATCAACTACTTGTATACCTTGTGCGCTTACTAAATCGCTTGCTTCGCAATAAACTCCCCACTCCATACAGACCGCTTGCAAGCTAGCTACATCAACTTTAGTAATCAAACCAAGTTTGAAATATTCCGAAGTAATATCCTGCCACAACTTAACGCCCCATTCGTTTAAGTCGCTCGGAGGTTGCAACCCTACTTCAATTGAAGGCTGAATTTCGTTTTCAACCAACCTCGATTTGCGTAAAGTACCCTGCATTTCTTTTATAATTGTTGGTTTTGTTGGTCTGCCTTTCATGTGTGCGCGTTAAAGTATTAGTTTAAATTTATATTGTCAAGTGTCTGAAAATCAAAAAATCTCATTTATGGACACATATACAAAGTTG